GAAGAACTTGAAGAAAAAGGTGAGGGTTCACAACAAGATACTTCTAATTCACAATACTCTGCTTTAATATCTGCTTTGAGTGAATCCTTACCCTTTCTTGAAGATGAAGAGATGAATGTTAAAAGCATCTCGGATTTTCAAGATTATATGAATGACAAGATAGAGTCAGAAGTGAAGACTAGAGAGTTTTCGGATCTATCAGAAAATCAAATTAAATACTTAGAGGCATTGAGAGCTGGTGTTCCAGATCAAGAAATCCAACAGAACCTAAGTCTTGAATCTCAAGTATCATCTATAACGGATGAAAACATTGAGACAGATGAGGAGTTAAGAGAGAATTTAATTTATCAAGCTTTTAAACAAGAGGGGCTATCTGAAGCTAGAGCTAAGAAGTTGACTAAGCTATCAATAGGTGCTGGAGACGACATAGAGGACGCTAAAGAGAGCTTGCAACAATTGAAAGATGGTGTATCCAATACACTTAAACAAAAGAAACAGGATGCTCTGGATGCCCAAGAAGCTGACAAAAAAGCTTATGACAAGCAAATGTCTCAATTGAAAGATAGCATTGATAGTCCTGAGAAGGTATTGGGAGAAAAGACTCTCACTAAAAAATACAAAAATGAGTTATATGATTTAATTACTAAACCACAAGCTCACGATGGAAAACAAGTTAACTTTTTAAATAAATACTTGTTAGAAAACCCAGTAGAAGCCAATATTGTTTTGGCGCACTTGTATAAGGCTACTGAAGGCTTTAACCCTGCCAAATTAAAGGGTTTAAACGTTAAAACTGTTAAGAGTAAAGCTGCAAAAGATCTTTCCAAATTAGTAGAGGAAGGTAGTTTTACATTTGGTCAAGATTCAGAAGATAGTGATTTATCTGTATTTGAAAAGACCGATTTTGATGGCTTTGATCCAAATGAACGAATCTTTTAATTAAAGATTTTTAACCTTATAATAATATTAAATAATGGCAACTTTAGGTAAGTTTACAATGAACAAGTCCAAGTCCTTTGCAGGAATGGCAACTAAGTCCACTATTGCTGCTTTATTTGGTAAAGCTCCTCAAATGGCTAATGATATGATGATCGAGCTTCTAGCTCAATCTCGTGGAAAAAGTTTGGAGTATAACCTAATGAAGCTTGGGACTAAAGAGTTTGAAACAGATGACGAATACATCTGGAAGTTAATTGGATCTTCTCGACGAAACATTCCTCTAATAGAGGCGCGTGTAGGCGGTGTAGTTACAACTACTGGTAATCTCGGTGCAGATGGTACAGAGTTTGAGCTAGTATTTGGAGAAGATTGGTTCTTCGAGGGTATGGTAATTGTTGGCGAAAAGCCAGACATCTATCAGACTATGATTAAAAAAGTACATATAGAAGGCGTTAATAACGCTGTTTATACTTGTATTATGGTAGGTGGTAACACTGGTGGTATTCCCGCAGAGGAAGTATCAGCAGGTAAGCGCTTCTCTATTGAGTATAGCCCTGTTAGTGCTGAATTATCTCGTGAGCGTTTTGGTGGAAACATCACTACTCCTACAGATATGCGTGGAGAATTTTCAACTATTCGTTATGGACATAAAGTACCAGGTACTGCAGGTCAATATAACTTAAAGATGGGATGTTCAATCAAAGGTGATGATGGCAAGGTTAAAGAGTTTAAAGCTTGGATGCCCTACATACAATACAAGATTGAGCAAGAATTTTCTGAAATGAAAAACCGTTTACTTATGTATGCTAAGAGTAACCGTCGTGCTGATGGATTATATCTTAACAAGGATCATAAAACTGGTTTGGAACTTAAGATTGGTTCAGGTTTCCGTGAGCAAATGGAAGTGTCTAACACAATCTTCTACGGAGAGTTTAGTATTAAGCTAATTGAGAACCTTCTTTATGACCTATCTGAATCTAAATTAGATTTTGATGATAGATTATTTATCATGAAGACTGGTGAAAGAGGTGCTACTCAGTTTCACAAAGCCGTAGCAGATTTGACATCTGGATGGACTGTTGATGGAGCACTTCAACCTAGTGATAATAACCCTGCAGTAGTTACTAATACTACTTCACCATTGCACTCTAAAGCTCTGAGCGCTGGATTCCAGTTCGTTGAGTGGAGAGCTCCTAATGGTATTATACTTCGAGTAGAGGTTGATCCTATTTATGACGATCGTGAGCGCAATAAGCTTATGCACCCTAAAGGTGGCGTAGCAGAATCATATCGCTACGATATCTTCTATATTGGTACTCCAGAGTCTCCAAACATGAAGATTGCTAAAGTGAAAGGTTTGTATGACCGTCGTGGATTCTTATCAGGACCATTCGGAAACCCATTCTTGGGAACCAACACTAGTAATGCTGCTTCTTACAATGAAGATTCTGCTGTAATGCAGATGCAATGTACTCTAGGTTCTATTCTATATGATCCTTCTCGTACAGCTTCTTTGATCCCTAACATCCTACAATAGTAGATTGTTAAATATAAAATGAAAATAATAGGAGATATATTTGTCTCCTATTATTTAATTTTGTATATTTGCAGATGTGAAGAATTAAATGAAGTATTAAGCAAAAATTAAAGCAATGGGTAAAGAAAAAGAAGTAAAGGTATTTAATCCTCTTTCGTCTAAGAAAGTATTGGTTAAATACATTATGAATTACAAGAATGGAGTTACACAAAAAGATCATCCTATATATGGAGGAAAACTAGATGTAGCAACCGATGTGTTCTATGTTAAAAAGAATGTGAGTACAGATGCATATATGGACCCCTTTACTGAAGATGAAAGGAAGTTTGTAGCATCTCAATTGGGTATTGAGGAGAATAGATTGTCACCTCATGCATTAAAGAATAGTTTTTGGGATGAGTATACAGTATCTTTGAATAAATTAGGAGAAACCTTAAATTTATCAAATGTAGAAGATTTTATTAAGTTAAAAGTGCTACTAACAAATGATGGATTAATTTCCCCAAATTTTTCTCTAATTAAAAATAAGCCATCTTATCGCTACTATATCGTAGATGAAGAAGAAGAAATAACTCTTAAGAGTGAATCTCTCAATAGCAAGAAGGATGCTTATATTAATTATGGAAAGATTGAGTCTGATAAAGTTAAATTGTCTTATATTATATGGAGACTTACAGAAAGAACAGTAGCTTCCAATACTAAAATAGATACTATTCAAGCTCAATTAGAGGGATTATTAGACACAAAGACGGCCCTATTTAATAAACACTTTACTGACAAGTTGTTTGAGTACAAGGTGTTGATTTATAAAGGCATGATTAATGGGGTAATTTCCAGAAAGTCTGAAGAATATTATATGGAAGGAAGCCCTATAATGACTGGTGGTACAACTTCTAATTTAGAAAATACTGCTGCATTTCTAGCTGATCCAATTAATCAGGAAATTAAATTCCTTATAGAGGATAGAATTAAAAACACTAAGGAGTAATGACAACAGTTGAATTATCTACCGAGTTTGATTTAAGATGGGATAATCTAAGGTATAACGCCTCGGGGTATGCTTCTCTTAATGAATATGAAAAATCTTTATATTTAACTCAAGCTCAAGAGATTTTATTTAATCAACTATATGGTAAGTACGACATGGACGAGTTCTCTAAAAGAGCGCTCGCGCCATTAGTACATACTTTCTTGGTGGATAATGCTGAGATAACTAACACTACGGATAGTTTACCTCAAGGCAAGTTTAATTCATTAACAGTGGCACTACCAGAAGACGTAGCCTATATTGTAGTTGAACAAGTGATATTAACTGAGGCCTTTGGCAATAGAGCCGTACAGGTTTTCCCAGTAAAGACTGACTTCTACAATAAGAATAGTAATAATCCATTTAAGATTCCTAATAAAAAGAAGATTTGGAGGACTGAATTTGGACTTAATTATGATACAAAAGCTACGCCACCTGAATCATTAGAGTTAGATATACCTATAATCAATAATAAGCAAAGTAGTTTAGAGTTGATTACAAGTTACGAAAAGGCTGATATAGATAGATATTTTTGTAGATATTTAATGTATCCAACTCCAATACTTTTAGAAGATGTTTCTGCGGGTGAAGAAATAAGAGGTTATGCAACTGTTACGGAATCAGTATTAAATAATATCGTTCATGAGCAGTTGGTGGATCTATCAATACAAATAGCACAACAAGCTCTGTATGGAGCACAATTAAAACAATAATAATTATTAATTTTAAATTTTTTCAAGATGGCACTTTTTAGTCAAAATCAAGTAATTGATGTACTTATTAGTAATTCAACTAATCAAGTAGTAGTAAGCGATGGTACAGGAGGTACTGTTGATGCGGGGGATTCCCTATTGTTCAAACAACTACTTCCTGATGGAACTTATCGCCCAACTGGGATATTTGAGCCAAAGGATGTAAAATATGTAAGTAAAGTAATTGGAGTAACTGCTACGCCAAGTCTTTCTTTCTTTTCAATGACAGTTGATGGCGCTGGTTTTGCCCACCAATCTGTAATAACTATTGATCAATGGGGCTCAAAGTCTTTTGAAGATCAAGATTTCACTCCAGGAGAGGTTAATGAGGTATCTGGTGACACTACTGCAACTCTATCATTAAAAATGGTTCAGTCGTTGGCAGCTAACTTTAAAAACTATCAACCTTCTAACGGATCTAAAGTAGTCGTTCCTACTGCTGGCTATTCAGTTATCTATGAATTAGATTCTGATAGACCTTCTTCTACATCTGGAGCTGCTGGAACCTACTACTATGTGGTTGAAACTGGCGAAAGCTTTGAGGGAGATGGTGCTGCTGATATTGATGCCTTAGTTGCTAAGGTTGTAGATGCAGTTGATGGTACTGAAGTGTGGGTTAATCCTTTATTTAATTTTATCAATACTGCTGCTGCAGCTACTTATGTGGGTGCTGGCGTTACTGGTAGTCCTGTAACTGTTAATGGAAATGTTTTCATAGTAGAAAAGGTTCCTCAACGTTATGTTCAAGGACATATTGAGTATGAGCGATTAGTATTTAACACTACTTATAAGGTGTATGATTCTATTAATTCAGATGATTATACAGTTAAAGCTGTAACTTATTCTGCAGGAACTCTTAATCCACTAGATTCTCGTCGAGTACAAGATATCGAATGGTTCGCAATGGGCAACTATGGTGATCTTTATGATGGAGCAGGGTATCCTAACAACTTTAAGCGCGAGTATATTTCTATACTAAGTGGCACTTACACAGCCTCTTACCTGGTTCAACTAGGACGCTTGGGAGATGGTGTACAGTATGGTACTGAATCTGGAGCAACACTTCAAATCTTTTGTCAAGCCGCTGGTGATGGGGCTGCTGTTGAAACGGCTTTAGAGACTGCATTAGGAATTACTCTTCCTGCAGGTGGAGGTATCGTAAAGATACGATAAGTACAATCTAATTATATAGCTATAAAAAGTCTCTAAGAAATTAGGGGCTTTTTTTGTTTATTAAAAAAATAAGTTGTATATTTGCGGATATTCACTAATAAAGCAAAGTATGAGTAATGAAAGAATTAATGAATTAGTAGACATATTTATTGAGAAGCCCTATTTAATGAAGATGGGAGCTCCTAAGATTTCAAAAAGAATTAAATGCAGTATCAAAGAAGTTTATGAAGTAAAAGAGTATATTAAGAGTAATGACTTATTGAAGCAAGAATTAGAGGTCACGAATAAAGGTAGATTAAAATCTAGATGGCAGAATGGATCTGGGAAGTGGCTAGAGAGTTATAAGTACGATGATGATGATTCCCTATCAGAAATAAAAACATTCAAAGAGGAGCTCTTAAATGAGCTTAGAGGGATAGGTAAGTGCAAGAGCTATAATCCAAATCATGGAAGCAGTTGCCTGGAAATCAGTTTGCCAGACTATCACTTTGGCAAGATAGATGGCACAACTCTAGAGCAACAAGCTGAAAGATTCGTAAAGGCTGGAATTGGATTATTCTCTCAAGCCAAAAACATGAATATTGAAAGAGTCTTACTTCCAATAGGTAATGATTTTTATAATAGCGAATCAACTAGCACAACAACAAAGGGCACTCCACAACAAAATAATGAGGAGTTTCATAAGATATTTGCAACTGGATGGAAATCTGTTGTGGCATTGGTTAATGCGCTTTCAGATGAGGTTCCAGTTGATATTATTATTGTCCCTGGAAACCACGATACTGAGGCGACTATAATGCTTGGTGAGGTTCTAGAGGCATATTATCATAACGATAAAACAGTTAAGGTTGATAATGGCGCAGAGCAGATTAAGTATTACAAGTATGGTAAAAATTTCTTCTTGTATAATCATGGAGACAAAAATAAAGGTGCAGACTTGGCATTAAGAATGGCTGTAGAGAAGCCTATAGAATTTGCCAACTCTACATATAGATTTATAAGGCTTGGACATTTTCATAAGAATATGGCACATGATGATATGATGGGTATAGAGATTGAATATATGCCATCTTTAACTAAAGCTGACAAGTGGCATAGAGATAATAATTATTTATCACAACCAAAGTCTTCTGCTGTAGTATTTGATAAAAATAAAGGTAAAAGAGCAACATTTAATATATACATTGAGCATATTTAAAATAACTAACAATGACACTATATAGTTTAATCAATGATGCAAGAGAGCGGCTAAGACTATTCTCTGATGATTCAGGAGTTTCTGATGAGCATATTAAATACTTAATTAATAACACAAGGGCAAAGTTCATAAAACAGTATTTAAATGATGTAAAGAAGAAGATTCCACAAGCTATTAGGCAGCAAATACAACTAAACCTTGAGTCAAACCCGACTCAGGGTTTTTCTGCTTCTAAGTTTTTAAGGAGTGTAGAGGAGGTTCCTAGATTAATAACTACCCAGTCTAGTTATAATAGAGATGTTTTAAGTTCTGATAATGAATTGATTAGAACCTTTACAATGACTAGCTATAAGAGGCTTCCCTATATTGGCACTAGACGAGGATTAAACTCAGTCGTATATGGAGCAATAGGTGATAATGATAAGCTGTACCTAACCTCTGGTGATGACAAAATAGTGTTTCTAAGTGATGTGAAAATGTATGGGGTTTTTGAGGACCCTGAAGCAGCTTGGATGTTATCTATGGAGTATGATCCATTAGTTGATTACGAAGAGGTAGAGTATCCCCTAGAGCCTTCTATGGCATCTTTGGTAGTGGAGGACATTATAAAGCAATTAGCTATTAGATTTGAAATACTAGAAGATAAAGTAAATGACGGAAAAGAGGAATCATAAAGTAATGTCTGATTTTGGAATAGCTGACTACTATAATTTTTATAAGAATGATGGCAAAAAGAAAAGGCTTCCGAGATTAAAATATAGTGAAATACTATTAGATTGTTTAAGTTCATTTACTGACTTAGTAATTGACACTGGATATACCTGGAGATTGCCTAGTGGATTTGGAAAGGTTTATATTTCTAAAAGACCCACTTCTACAACCTTTATAGATGGGAAACTAGTTACAAATAGACCTATTGACTATAGGGCCTCTAAGGATTTATGGGCCGTTAATGAGGCTGCAAATAAGGCTAGAACAGTGGTGTATTTTGAAAACTTTCATACTGAAGGATATATATTTTATTTAAAATACAGCAAGGTTGGAGCTTGTTATAAAAATAAATCTGTATATAAATTACAAGTTAATAGACAAAAGAAGAGGCGATTAGCTCAAAATATAAAAAAAGGTAAATTAGATGCCTTGTTAAATTAAATATTATGTATAAAAATCACATAAGTTTATCTGGAATTATTGATAGGTTATTAAAGAATCCTATATTAGAAGATTTGTCAGAAGATGACGCTATTAGTGGAGCTCTTGATTGTATAGCTTTGATAGGAACTATATCTATGTTTGAATCTAAAGTGTCATTTGTTGATGTAGAGGTAAACAGAGGTCATATTCCCGCAGATGTAGTAACTCTGAATTCAGTTAGATACGTAGTTAAGGCTGAAGAGGGTTCTTCATGTGGATTCAAAGATAGGTTGCCAATGCGACCAGCGCAAGATCCATATCATTTAGCTAGAAGCGAAACCAATGAGTACTATAAGACTACGCTTTTAGATCTAACCTATAGTATAAATGGAAACTTTATATATACCTCTTTTGAAGAGGGTAGAATTGAACTATCATATTCAACATTAATGACAAATGAAGGTGGAGAGTTAATGCTGCCAGATGATATTAATGTAATTAAGGCTGTAGAAAGTTATATAATGGTTGAGTTTTTAAAACCATTGTGGATGATGGGTAAAATACAAGATAAAGTCTTTTCTAAGTTTGAGCAAGATTATGATTGGTATGTAGCTAAGGCTAGAACTTCTACTAGGGAATTGAGTTTAGATGAGCGCTCGGCTCTATCTAGCATGTTAACAACCCTTGTTGATAATAGAGATCATAGAGGCGAGTTTTTCCAAAATATTACTGAGCAAGAATATAAAATAAGACACAAATAACATGGGTAAGTTTTTACAAGGATTTAAAGGAATGCGTCAAGACCTTAATGAGACTAATATGAGTCCTGAATACTATTACTATGCTAAAAATCTAACTACATCTGTTACGGACGATATAAGTAATATTGGCGGCATTGGTAATATCAAGTCTGATAAGTTAATTAAGGCTCTAGATAATGATGATCCTGTATTAGGTCCAGTTGTAAAGGTGCTAGGCGGTATTGAGATTGATTCATATAGAGTTGTGATTTTCACTCATAATGTTCGCAATGGACTCGTAGATTTTAATGTAATATATTTAATAGATTATTCTGACGAAAACGATATAACTATCGAATCAATATATAAACCCATATTTTTAAACCCTGAATACGAAGAGGGGTTTTGGGGTGTCACAGAAAGGATAACCATTTTACATAACAAAGAAAACGAAGTAGTAAATAAGATTTATTGGATTGATGGAGAGCATCAAGTTAGGAGTTTAAATATTGCGCCTGTAATAAATGAAGAAGTAGACTACTTGACTACGCCTATAGACCTATTAGATGCAACAAGCAAAGTCGAGTTTTCTTCAATAGAAATAAACGAGTCTAGTGGACCTATTTTTTCTGGAATACATACTTCAGGACAAATACAATATGCCTATGCTTATTTTAATAGAAGTGGGCAATCTACTGGAGTATCACCCCTATCCGAGTTAGTACCACTGACAAAGGCTGATGGTCAAGGCGGAGATGTTAATCAAATAGTTGGACAATCTAATTATGTTAAAATAAGTGAAATAGACACTAACTATGATTTTGTCAGACTATACGGCATTAAATACAACACTCATACCGAGGAGCCTGTAATAAGTTTAATTCAAGAAAGAATATTAGAATCAACCGACTCATCTATTGAGTTTTTAGATAACGGAACAGTTATAAATTCTATTTCTACAGAAGAGTTTTTATTTTTAGGCAGTGATATTTACTATCCTAAAGCTTTTGAAATTAAGGATGACAGAATGTTCATTGCTAATTTTGAAGAGGATAATTGGGATATTGAGCCAGATGATTTTGATTGTAGGGCCTATAGATTTAAAACAGCGGGTACGGCTGGTATTGTAGATGAAGATGGTGGGACTCCAATAGAGTTTACATATAATGAACTAATAACAGATACTGTAGTCATACCAGATACTCACAATTGCATTCCAAGTAATCATGCGGCTCAATTATATCAAGGAGATTATACTACCTATGGAGCCAGTGGTAAGCACATGTCAATAAATGTAATAGAAGAGGACTTGGATCTCAATCATTCTACTCCATATTATAGGGGTGGAGAATTATATCGTCTTGGTGTTATATTTATAAATTCATACGGTAAAAAGTCTACTCCTCAATGGATATGCGACTATCAAATGCCCAGTTTAAATAAAATGTATTCATTAGAAGTTAATTTTGATGATGCTGGATTAGATTTGGAAACTCTAGATATAGTTGGCTTTATGGGGTGTAGAGTTGACAGGACAAATAATGACAAATTTGTATTGCACTCTGGGTTGGTTAGTTCTTGTATGTTTAAGTTTGTAACCAATCAAGATGACACTGCGGGTTTAGCTGACTTGTTTGATGAAGCAATTGATGGCAGCACGGGGCATAGCGATGGGTATTTAGCTAGAGAAAATGTATTAAACAATGCTATTATTTACCCTAATTATTTATATAATACAGGATTAGAAGATAGAGACCTTTCCTTTAATTATAATAGAACTAGTAGTTTAAATAACTATTCACTATTAACTGGGGATCAATACCCAACAAATCTTGTGGGCCAGCCTATAGATAGGGGTGAGTATGTTTTAAATAGCGCAGTAGATTCTAAAATAAATTATGGTATCACCTATTTAGATTCTGGGGCTAGCAATACTAAATTATCATTAACCTTTCAGAATACAAAGGTGTGGAATATATATTCACCAGACATAACTTTTGGCAATACTGACACCACTAATATATCTAAAAAGGTAAGAATAAACAACTCCTTTGCTCTTGCTGTGTGGGATGACTCGCTCGACTATACATTATATAGTGAAGCTTATGATCCAGTTACAGGTAGATTAAAAGATTCTGAATCTACGATATCTACTTCATATGCTGGGCTAAGTTCAGTATTTTTGGATAATTTATCATATGGCACTGAGGATATTAGCGGGGAGTCGTACAGTTATAAATTTAAATTTAATCATAACTACTCCATAAATGGTAAAAGTTATGTTAAATATATGAACTCCAATCCAGATGATGAAGTATATGCAATATATGGATCACCCTTATATATGGAGCAGGGTTCAAATGCAACAGCATATAATAACAATAACAATCTCATCATATCTAATAATGTTTATGATTTTACAAATGATATATGGCAAGAGTCTTCTCAGCATACATGTCTGGGAATAAACTCTGTATATAATAAAAACGTATTCATAATACCTTTTAAAGACAATATAGTTGGAGATCAGGCCTCTCAAAGAAATCATAAAAGATTAGAAGAGGCGATAGAATCCTTTAAGGGAGCATCTGCTTATGATCCAATATTTACCATAGTAGATGTAATGACTGATTTTTATTACAGTACTATATATGGCGGAGACACCTATGAGGCAAGAACAAGAAATTCTTATCTTGTTTATGGTGGATATACAGAAATAGAGGTCAGTAGTACTGCTGATATGTCTGGTACAGGAGATACTTATTATAGAAACTGGTCTTTTGCCAGAAGCTCTGAGGGTGAAATAGAGGACACCACTGGAAAGTATCCTACAATAATAGAGAATATATCTATACCTGTAGAAACATATTTAGATTTAGACAAAAGGAATGACTTAACGGCTAATACTGATGGTGATATTTCTAATATTAAATTTAAAACATTTGATGAACTGCACAGATATAATACCGTATACAATAGGGGCCCCAATGCAGTCTCGTACACTCCTAGTAGTTATTTGGAAAATAATGTTAACTTATTCCCTAATTTAATCAGAGCTTCAAAGCAGAAGATTCCTGGGGAAATAATAGATTCCTTTACTGACATTTTAGTGAATGAAGAAACTAATTTAAATAGTAGGTATGGACCCATAAATAAATTAAAACTATTCAAGGATAGTTTGTACGTGTTTCAGGAGAATGCAATTGCCTATCAAAGTATTAATCCTAGAGCTCAAATAATAGCTGATGATGGATTGTCTGTAGAGCTGGGCACAGGTAGCTTGTTTGGTAAAGACAAGTATTTAACCACAGAATCTGGGATCTTATATAAAGATAGATTTAGTGTCATTGAGGGCAATAGTTCAGTATATTATGTTGATAGAATGAATTACTCTGTGGTATCTGTATCTGGAAGTCAAATGTTGGGACTATCTAATACTAAGTTTAATTCAAAATTAATTAGGAATACATTACATAAGGATTCTGATTTAGAAATCTTATGTGGCTTTGATTTCATTAGGGATAATTTATTTATATCATTGCCCATAGATTCCATTTCTGAAAACGAATTGACTACTATAATATATAATGAATTATTTTCAGAATTTATATCTATTAGAAGTATGAATCCTGATAATTTAATTCAGTCAAGAAATGGATTATTTGGATTTAACAGGTCTTTGGGATTACTAGATCCTTCTACATTATATTTAATAGAGCAAGGAGATTCTTACAATAATATGTTGGGAGACGACTTGGATGATATAGATGATAAAGAACCCTTATTAACCATACTCGCTAAACCAAAAGAATATGGTTCCGCAAGATACGATTCTTTAGAGTTGAAATCTATTAATAGAGGATTCTCTAACAATCCAAATGTATTAAATAAAATAAGAGCTTATAATGAAGAGCAAGATTCTGGAATAGTATCTGTATTGCCTAGAAATAAGTTTGATATGTGGAGACTAAATCTACCTAGGGGGAACAATAAAAAAGTTGGCAATAGATTTAATGGTAGATGGTTGTATTTAGATATGTATATGAACAATAACGATAGTATTAATAGTCAATTTAATATATATAATTTAGGAGTTAATTATGGCAACAAAGTATAATAAGAAAAATAAAATGGCGATTGGAGGCCCTGTAGAACAATACTTCTTAGGAGGTATGACTGGTTCAGATTGGGCTGGAGTAGCAAGTGGCGCTGGTTCAGGAGCTTTGGCAGGGGCTGCAATTGCACCTCCATTTGGAGCTATAGCTGGAGGCGTTATAGGCCTGGCTGGTGGTTTAATCAAAGCCAAGCAAGCTGGAGACGCTCGTGATTTGGAGGCCAAACAAAAGCAAAAGGGTTTAGATATGCAGATTGGCCAACAAAGACAACAAGTAAGCGCTTTGACTGGAAATGGCAATGTTAATCTTGCGGCAATGGGTGGTAATATTGATTCTGTAAATAATGGCTTTTCTCAATTCAATGAAGGAGGCAGCCACGAAGCTAGTCCTCTAGGTGGTATACCAGTTTCACAAAAACAAGATGGTACGCAAAATCTAGTTGAAGAAGGCGAGACTAAAAATGGTGACTATGTGTTCTCAGATAGATTAACCATAGACACACCACAAGATTTTTTAATAGCTGACAAATACAAAGGCAAAACCTTTGCTGATGTATCTAAACAATATTATAAA